ACTGGCTTCATGTCTTGGATAACCAAGTCGATAGCACCTTTCTTTCCATAGTATGCTAGGAGAGTTGTAGATGTAACTACGAAGTTAGTCAAAGACTCTGTTACTACAATTCTTCCTGTACCTGTACCGTTAAGTGTAAGTACAGTTGCTGAAGTAGCAACACCTACGATACCAGCAAGTGACTGAAGATCAGCAGATGAGGTAATCGCAATAAATGTCGCAGTAGTTGTTCCTGGAGTAGTGATACCAGCAGCAAGGTTTGTGATAGAAGCCGCTGCGTTAGCACCAATAGCAAACTGACCTGCTGTTGAACCAAGAGTCGTCTTAGCTGTCAATACAACACCGTTAATGGTAATAGTATCTGCGTCTGAAAGAACACCTGATGAAGTGATAACTACATCACAAGCAAGGTTTTCTGAAATGTACATCTGAGCTGAAGTAACATCTCCAGCGTAACCATTCTTGAATACTGCACCAGCTAGGTCGATATTCTTTGAAATGATGAACTGTGAAATATCAGAAGCGGCATAAGAGTCAACTACAAGAGCCATGTTTGTCATAACTTCTTGATTGTTCTTGTTGCGGAGCTTTGCACCTAGACGAGTAGTCATCTGAGGAACAGTTGTAGAGTTAAGTGTGATTGCCGTTCCGGTTGATGTACCAGTTGTAAGGTCTCCATTGTCAAAGCTGTAACTTGCGTTTCGTACTTCTGCAAAACATCGCCCATCAAGGTCAAGAGCTACTTTATGACCTACTTGCTTTCCAATAACTTCTCCTGGATTTAGAGGGCCAGCTTGGGTTGCCTCGCCATCTGAGATATGGAATACTGCTTCTTTCTCAAGGTTAATAGTTAGAGTCTCAGCGCTGTCTGTAATACTGTCAATAGTAGAAGCAGAACCTCGGGTAACAGTTCGCACTAGAACTCCTGCAATATCGTATGATACACGGGCAACTGAAGCACCGTACTTGAGAATTGCCTCAAATCGAGTGTTCATAATATCCTTTGCTACTAATGTTTTCTGGAAAACTTCTTGGTATGCGTTGTCGAACTGGGGTTTGTACAATTATGTTATCGTGAGTTTTCTATTTCTCACTTCAATATATTCCTATACTGTTCAGATCATGTTATCCCTTTCGGGGAAGCTATTTATGAGGATTATATTTATTCACCTCTGATCGTTACACATGCCCGAGAGACCTTTCGCAATTCTCTCTGCTAGCTCGGCGTTGCCCGTTCTGGGTTTTCGCCGAATTAAGCTCCTTTTCTTATACCCCACTCTACCAATATAAGCGACTCAAGTTAATCGGTTAGAGCCATAAAAATATTTATTTATAATGAACTTGTAATAGTTTAGTAAAGATGGGGATTGTCTTCTCTTCAAGAGACCTAGAGCGTGGATGATGGTAGTAACAAACTGTTACACCATTGTTCACTTCATATCTCAGTTCGGGATAATTTATCCAGTTGAGAACATGGTGAGCTTCAAGCCGACCCCTACAGTTATCATCGCTGAGAACACATTTATACCCATCTCTTTTCTTTACTTCCATACGCCAGAGTTTGTAAAGTGAGTCTGCCCGCCTGTCATCATATACTTTGACGAGAGCACGATCTTTTATCCATCGAGGGTGATTTTTCTTATTCAGAAATCGCTCCTTTTGAACAAGACTCATTTTTACCTTAGCATCCTCAGTGTGAGGTATGCCTATATTCCAAGGACATTTCTTACCTAAACTAGATAATCTCATTTTATCCTTAGTCTCCTGTGTGTGGTGTTTACCTGTCATACTCGCTTTTCGAGGAACAGTAATCTTCTTTCCAATCTTGGCAAGACTTAGTTTATGCCTCTGCTCTATACTCATAGGAATACCTTTATTCCAAGCCACTCGACCTTTTTTACGAGTAAGACCTTTTGGCACAATGCGTCCTTGGTATTTTCTAGTAATTTTCATACTACAAGTATACACTTCTGGTACGCATTGTCAAACTAGAAAGTATTTAAAACCCTGATTTCAACATGCGCTCATTATACTCCGCCTTCAACTTAGGATTTTTCATCACTTCAGTAAAGTAAGAAGTATCTGTTTTCGCTTTGTTGTAATCAAGGGATTCTGGCTCCTTCCCGCCACCTGGACTTGTTGTTTCAATAGTACGCTTGCCAGTGATTGCGTTACCATAAGTCTCTTCCAATAGCTGAGAAATAGTTTTCTTTGAGTTTTGAGGTTGTGTAGCAAGAGTTTTGATAATCTCTGGATTAGAGATTGACTTAAAGTCTGGTGCTCGCTCAATAGCTTTATCATAAGCCTTTAAGAAAACATCATCAAACTTCTCCTGCTTTTCCTTTGACTCAAATTTAGAGGCAAACTTTGCATCCATATCCTTCTCAGCTTCTGCCTTAATACTCGACGCAAGTTTTTGCAAAAACTCTTTGTCGATATTATGCTCATCGGCAATCGCAGATATATCATCGGCTATCTCCTTTTTAGAAGCGCCGTCTTCAATAGATAGTTTCAAAGCTTTTAGTTCCTTTTCAGCTGCCTTTCGGGCTTTCTTTTCAGCCACAAAAACATGCTCGTCTACAACCTTAGGCTTCTCTACTTCTATTGTTTCACCTGCCATCTCTCCGACTGTTTTTGGAGTTTCCTCCACAGTTGTCTCTGTTGTAGCTTTGGACTCTGCTACCTGAGCATCTACTTTAGCTTCTTCAGCCATAGTGTTATACGTTTTTACGATGACGCACATCGAGATTTTATTTCCTTTCGGACTGGATATTCTTCCCCAGAAAAAGCATTTAGCCAGCTCGCAGCCTACTTTATAAAGTAGCTTTTTTCCACTAACAGTTTAATGAATAAAGGCTGATTTACAAGGTACCTCCATCCTCTCTTTTCATTCTTCCTTTTCTCTCTACGCAACTCCTTAGCTTTATCATGACGTAATTGTTCTCTTTCAGATTCTTCTTTTTGTTTATCAAACCACTCTGGCTTTTTGCCAGAGGAATACATTTTTAATTCCACCAAAAAGTCTTCCCCCATTTTTCTTCCACTTACTATTTTTTTGGCGGTATGTTTTTTAATCCAACCCTTATACTTAAAAATATCCATTGGATGATACACACTCAGCAATAAAATTCCCAGTTTGGTACACTGATATTTTTTAAAGTGGTCTTTTCTCCTTTGAAGTAATAAAAGGTGTTGAGAGCCATTAAATTCTACAGCTAATTTTAAATTAGGATAATAAATATCTAATTCAAGATTTCTACCTGTTTCCGGATTTTCTAACCAAATAGGACGATAATTGTAAAGAACATTCTCATCCACGAACCATCTTTCGAGTAGCCTCCTACAAAGATGTTCGCCATAAGAAATTTTCATAACATAGATTTTGAAAGTCTCCCGACTTCCCCAATAAAGTAATTATACCATAAAATGATTTCTACAACAATAATGTGGTATGTTCTGTATCCGGCGGAATGGGGATTGCACCAGATACAGGACAAACCGCACTATTCGGATAGTGTGTCTGCAAGTAACTCTTCAAGATACTTTTTATTCTTTCTAGCTCGCTTGATTACTCGTACCATATCGAGCTTTGTTTTCATCTCGGCACATAGCGCAATAAACTCTTGCATTGTAAGTGTCTTATGTTTAGCACATAGTGTATCTACACATCCGACAATGTCCGTGACTAACCCTTTTACTAGCTTCTTGCCACCCTCTTGATCAGCAATAGCACTGATAGCGGATACCGCATCAAGGTCGTCTTTTATTTCTTTTTCTTCTTGCTTAGTTCTCATTTATTATTTTTACAGCTTCCTCTACTGCTGGGTGTATATTAAGTTCAGGAATTTGACTCTTTATCTCCTCAACTTCTTTTGCATCACTTTCCATCTGGTCTTTGATTTCTTTTGCTTTAGCCTCACACATTGTTACCAGAGCTTTAGACTGTTGATACATAAAAGCGGTATGCAAATCTTGTTCAGATAATTCTTTTACGAACGGATGAAAGCCCTCGATGTTTATCATTTTTGCACTTTCTAGTTCTTTTTTGGCCTCAATTTCTTTTAGAGTCTTTTCTAGTACTCGAGTGTTTTCTAAAACCTGATTAAGAGAAAACGTGATGACATGACCTATTTTTTCAATAACACGGTCATTTACATCAGGGATTTTTATATCCGAAACAGAGTCTGCTACTATTTCTAATTTTTTAAAATTATACTGCATCATTTGTATTAGTTACTTGTTTGTTAATATCTACTGTTGGCACTAATGGGGATGGCTGTGTCTGTGCTATCTGCATCATCTTATCTTTAAAAAGTATGTTATTAGCGTCTTGTACCATATTTCGTGTAATAATTTGGTCAAGTTTCAAAACATAGTCAGCAAGTAGCGTAAACTGTTCCATATCAATATCCTCCTGATGGTCTCGCATATAGTCCACAAACCTTTGTTTGTAGGCAGTGTTAGCCCCTTGATTTGGTTGTAAATTCTCTCCGTCAAGAAGTTTCTCTATATCTCTTTCTGCCTCACTCATTATCTTGGCATCACCAAAGTCTCCAGAGTCCTGTAGTTGTCTGATAGTATCCTCATCAAAGCCAGCGATAGTTGCCTGTAGCTCATACGCCTTTTGTGGATTTTGCATAGGGTTTTGTGATTGATTAGCTAGGAAAGTAAGTTTGGTTCTCTTTTCCGCTTCTGATAATGCTGTCTCGGCATTTGAGCTTTCGACCATACATCCAAATTCCTCATCACCTCGGAATATATCTCGTCGGGAGATTTTCATCATCTCCACTCCGTCTGGGCCTAGAATATCCACTGCTGTCTTTTTTACTAGATTATCTCGTACACCCCACTCATATAGCTTCGAGAAGCGTTTATATCCAAATGAGTATGATTTATTAAGAAAGCCAAAGCGATCTGCCACATTAGCTTGATTACCCTCGTAGATACCGACCTTATCTTCGTCAGACACGCCTTTTGAGCCCGCAGTAACACCAGAGGCTTTCTCTTGAATACCATCAAGGAGTTGGAATGTTTTGATTGGGGTATCAATACTTGGCACTTTAATAGTTTGTAGTGCTTGATCTATATTAAAATCTTTTTTTACCTTAATATATCCATCACGGCGGTACTTTAATTCCGCAAGGTTTTCTATAGCACCTACGTTTACTACTTTCTGTGGTTTGTTTATCTGTTCCGCATTATCAAGCATTTGGTTAATAGAAACTGCTTGAGCCATAAATATCTCTCGTACATAGTCGCAGTATGATGGTGTCCAAAATTCAGTAAGGTCTGGGAAAGCTCCCCATGTCCAGAATGGGTAAAGATTAGAAGTAAATATATCTGTAAGTTTTTCTATTCGTACCGCAGTAGAACCCATTTCAGTAAGCAAAAGATAATATCGTTCTCCTTCGTATGTGGTATACCACTCCCAGAACTTAAACTTATCTGAGCCACTAATCTCTTTCTGTTGGGTAAAGACGTTTGTATCGTAGGTTCGATTCTGCTTATTCACTTGTTCCTGTGATGATTCAGTTGCGTTACTTGCACCGTCAATTAAATTATTAGTCTCTGTCTTTTCATAAATACCATCTTTTACTCCTTGTTTGAGTTGATTCTTTGTCTTTATAACCCCATATCGACCCATATATTCTGCACGCTCAATATCTATACCACCGGCTGATGGATCAATTAAGAAGTCATACACATCAACGTTTTCAAGGTGCGATTGGTAGCCATTCATACTATCCGCATAATACGAATAAATAGCACGACCATAAATAATCGCTTGCTTCTTTCCTACAATATCTTTTATATCCCAGTCGTCTTTCTGCTGATCCGTAACTCGAAGTGCATTAAGAAGTTTTACCCGTGTGAGCTGTGATTCTTTTCGTTTGGTAAACTTAAATACCAGTGGATTATCAATCTTTGAAAGTAGTGTATGTACGAAAGAGGACATCTGTCCGAGGTCTACATTTGCTCTTGATGTTTCTGATAAAACCTTTCGTGAATAGTACAAATCTTCATTTGTCTTCCAATTTTTTATTTTTCCTTGCTTAAATTGTCTTGCAAAAGAAATTTCTTGTAATGCTTGAGCAATTATTTCCTGTCTAGTGTTATATTTTAGTGTTGGCAATGTAATGAACCCCATTCATTATGCTTTTATACTCACAATTATACCATATCTGTCAAAATCTACAAACCTATTTGGCTATAAAGTGCTTTTTCTTCCACAAAGTCTTCAAAAACAGCCGGTGGGTAGGGTTTAAAAGCAATTTGCTCGCTATATTGTAGGCTGTCAATGCAATCGTCGTTCTGTCCACGGGGAAATACTCTCATTTCTTGCTCCAAAGCACTACAATCACCAACAAAGAAGACTGATTTGCTCTCCATGAGCGGAATTAAGCCTCGGATTCTTGTTTCTTTCTTAATTCCACCATGTTTTAGAGGTGTGATAGTTATAAACTTATTTCTTTTTCTCATTTCTTCCTCAAGGAATGGTTTTATTGCCAAAAGGAATACTGTTTCCTCAATACCTAGTATCTCTGGTTTATATTTTTCTGAAAGAAAGAAGATGTGTTCAATAAGCTCTGCTGGATTTATTTTCAGTCGATAAGTAGTGATGTATCTCTTCCCCTCTTGAGAAACACGATTGATCGTGATACCCGTAAAGTCCGCACTTTCTTTTTGTGATACCGCTGTATCTATAGCGATAAAGGTAAGGATATTGAGGTGCCTAAAATCATCTTCCTTGGCATATTGAAACCACTCTTTCTTAAACTCTGCCTGTGCTTCATCTATTGGCTGGTTCATCATTTCGTAAGAAAAGACATACGAGCCTAGCTGACGCTTTTTGTCCTCAATCGAGACTTTACCCGTTTCTTTAGCTTCCTCGTCTTCTAGGGCATATTTAGCCTCCCAAGCGGGCTTTCCGTCTATAAGTACTGGAATGTTTCGTATTCGTATGTTTGTATCAGTCTTGGCTCGGTTAAGAAGCCACGCTACATTACCATATTCAGTAATGAAGTTACCTAAGTAAAGTATAAAGCCATTGGTAGACATACCAGCCATAGCTTCAGTGATGTGGTCTTGTACTTGCTTAGTATATGCCTGACTATCCTTCGTCTTGTTAGTTTCAAAATCATCGAGTATCAAACAGTCTGGGCGCTGATTCAAGTGTAGTCGTCCTCGGATAGATTCTTGGGTGCTATGAGCTTCTACTCGGATACCATTCTCTGTAACAAAGTTATTTATTCTATTCTGCTTAATATCAGTAATGCTTCTTTCCTTAGAAAACATTATTCCATAATCCGCTTGTAGTCTCTTATTGTTTACCAGTTCGTATGCAACATCAAAAAGGATTCGCTCTGCGTTTTCTTTATCGAAAGAGTCTAGGTTTATATATAATCTTTTTTTATACACAATCAACCAGATGACAAAGAGTTTTGCGAAAGTAGTCTTGGCTGATTCACGATATGCGATCCACGCTACTTCTCGAATCTTACCATCCACTAAGTCGTGCAAGTCTTTATTAAAATCGTAATGATACGGAGCTAGTTTGTATTTAAAATACTCTTTGAAATAATAGATAGCAAATAGTATAAAGGATTGTTCACAAAGGAACTTTCTTTCTTGTGGTGTACCAGTGATTATTTTATCTAAGGCCTGTTGTGACATTTATAACAAAGACTTAAGATTAGCTTTTTCTTCGTCTGACAAAGAGTCATAAGGTACTTCTATATTTGTATTCTCTATTTTTTGAGGTGGCTTTCCCTCAATTCTATCCCAGATATGCTCTATCATTCTATCATCGCCATCGGCAATAGCTTTCTTTATAACTCGTTTGTTTAGTAAAACTTTATAACTATCCTTACTCCCCTCGGCTACTTCTTCCAACATAGTCTCAAGCATAGTCGAAAGATGCCTTGTCCCCTTGGGTTTTCCATTAGGATTTAGTACACCGGAGACAATTCTTCCTTTCTCATCTCTTACAGGAGTATTTTCCATCTTTTCTCCATTATTTACTGGTTCTTCTGAGATTGATTCCATGTTTCAAGTATACCATTGATTTATCTTAATTCCTATACTCTTATCATATTTACGATGACACGATGTGCATAATCTCAACCATTCTTTCAAATCTCTTTTATACAAATGATTTTTACTTGCCCATTCATACTTCTTTTTCGATACATCGTTACAATGTTCACACATCGCTGGTTTCCCCATATTTCTTATTACCCAAGCGTGTATTCCGTAATATCCTACTTTGTCTCCCTTCCAAGCATAATTTAATTCACCCTTAACACCTGGATTAACTTTCATTTTTGGTCTCACTTTTGTAATCCAATCTTTTTCTTTACATTCCAATGAGCAATACTTTTGTTTTCTGTCTTTGAAATCTTTTATCGCCCGATATTCTTTACCGCATACTAAACAATTACCTATTCTTGCTCTATATAAATGTGGGTTGATACTTCCTTTTTTCATTCATATAGTATATCATCTCTATACTTCGATTGCAAGTTGCCATTCATAGTCTTCCCCGTTCTTCTTAATCTTCGTGATACCAGTATATTTACACCATCGCTCAATACAAACATCGACATATTTGCAATCCAGCTCCATTCCATAACATATACGACCTGTTTTTTCTGATGCTATGAGAGTAGTTCCGCTACCCAGAAATATGTCCAAAATTATCTCCCCCACTTCACTACCAAATATAACACTAACCATTAAAGAGACAGGTTTTGGACAGGTATGCTTACCTTTCAAATCTTGTTCTATTTCGGTAACCTGTTCAAAAAAATCAAAGTCATATCTATGTTTAGGTTTGCCCCATAAAAATATAGGTTCAACTTTTCTGAAATGACTAATACTTCCACCACTTCTTTTATTTCTTGACAACCAATAAAAGGTATCTTTAGGGTCTTTTTTATACCAAAAGCGATTATAAGCCCAACCACCAAAGATTACTATAAAATCACAAACACTTTGTAGGTTAGCAAACCATTCAGAGCAAAATTGTTCATAAACCTCCCCTTTTTCGTCTTTATGCTGATTATATTCAAAACCTATTCCGTAAGGTGGGTCTGTTAAGACCATATCCGCTTTCTTCCCGTCCATAAGCCTCAAAACTGCCTCCTGTTGCGTAGAATCACCACAAAGTACCCTATGTTGCCCTAATTCGTATAAATCACCCAGTTTAGAGCGTGGTGGTACATTCTCTGGGATTACATCATCTTGAGCATCAGGTTCTATGAGTAAATCTTTATCAAAGCCTGTAAGGTCAAACATCTCCTCGCTTAATCCTTTTAGTTCCTCAATCACTAAACCCATATCCCATTCACTTTCATTGAGTTTATTATCGGCTAGTCTATATGCGTTCGCTTTCTCTTCTGAAATATCCAGTGTGATTGTAGGTACTTCTTTAAGCCCCAATAGTTTCGCAGCCTCATATCTTCCATGTCCAACAATAAGCACTCCATTTTTGTCCACCACAATAGGCTGATTAAAACCAAACTCTTTAATGGAGTTAGCCACCTGCTGTATTTGTTTAGCGGGATGTTTCTTGGCATTTTTAGAATATGGTTTTATTTGAGATACATCCATTACCTTTTCTTAGAAACCTTCTTAGGTAGTTTCTTCCCCTTTGGTGTCTTTTTAGCAAACTCCTTAGCTACTTTAGGATTGTTTATGTATAAGTAAGCACGTTGATCTGAAGATTTAAAAGGCATGTTATTTTTTAGTTATTTTATAGTTTTTCTTTGACTTTTATTTACTTAATTATAACAAATAAAAAGATATTACGCAATACAAATTTTTATCCACAGTTTGTCCCCATTTCACATTTGCATCATTTTGTGTGTGTAATATAATATCTGTATGGAACAATATATGGTAAGTATTTTAATAGAATTATTGCACGAAGGGTGTTGTTCGTCATTCCGTCTTACCACGGAGTTCCAGCGGACAGCACCCTTCGCGTTGTAATATATGAAAAAGAAATATGTAGGTAAAAACATGAGAGATGCTCATGGGAGAAATATCATCATGATAAGAGAAGGAGATGAGATTGAATTTTATTTCATAACTTCCCAAAAAAGAAAAAGGTGGTTTTATGAAATACACTCAGTCAATCCTGATATAAAAAAAGATTACTCTATCCGTGGTTGGGTAGAACATTGTAGACAAAAAAACTGGTGGACATCTGAAATGACTAGAGAGTTTACGTTTCTTGCTGTCGATATTCTTGATAAAAAATAACACCATGGTAACACTAGAACAAGCTCTCTCGTTATTAAAACAAAAGAAATCAATTATCCCTATTGGTCGTGACAAAGTAGCCGGAATCGGCTGGAAAAAATACCAAGAAGAATACGCCACCGAGGATGAGGTACGAAAATGGTTTGCAAATGGTAATAGGAATTTAGCTATTGTGACTGGTAAAATATCTGGAATTACTGTTGTTGATATAGATCCGAGACATGGAGGGACTACTGATTTTCTACCTCAGGGGACAACCATAGTAAAGACAGGAAATGGTGGTTATCATTATTACTTTAAGTATGAAAAGGGAATAAAAAACGGAAACAATGTATGTGGAAAAAAAGGTATTGATATACGAGGAGAAGGTGGATATGTTGTATCGCCCTACTCGGAAACAGAATATATTGATGATGACAAAAAATCACCCACCTTTGGAAAAATAATAGGAGGTAAGTACAGTCTTATATCCCAAAATGATTTCCTACCTTTTCCCAAACATCTGTTTCCAAAGATTTTAGAAGATAAAGAATCACAGGTGCTTGAGTTATCAGATGGTGTTCATTCGGGGAGTAGAAACGAAAGTGCGACTGTTATTGCTGGAGGTTTTATACGAGCGTTTCCTACTAAACCTGAAACTGCTTTTAAACTACTACAAGACTGGAATAAAAATAACACTCCACCACTTAGTCCATACGAATTAAAATCAGTATTTAATTCCATTCTCAATCGAGATAAAAAGAAGCCGAAGAGGTTTGAGCCAGAAGATGATGAGGGGGAATTAGTTGTCCGGTCATTGTCAGGAATCAAGCCCACAAATATAAAATGGCTATGGCACTCAAGACTAGCTAAGGGGAAGATTACTTTATTTCAAGGCGATCCAGGATTAGGTAAATCTCAAGTCACCATTTATCTTGCCTCAGTTATTTCTAAGGGTGTGCCATTTATAGATGACTCTCAATGTGAGCAAGGTAAAGTACTGTTTATTACAGCCGAGGATGATGCCGCCGATACACTTAAACCTCGGCTTATGGCGCAGGATGCCAACATGGATAATATCTTTGAGTTGCAATGGGTAAAGGTGGCTAACGGTAAAACAAAGCTATTCAATTTTGATAAGTATATGGAGCAGTTGCGTGCAACCGTAAAATCAATGCCAGATTTGAAGCTTATCATCGTAGACCCCATATCAGCTTTTCTTGGCAAGGTCGATGGCAATGCCACAGGGGAGGTTAGAGGTTTGCTTTACGAGTTAAAATGTATCGCAGAAGATAGTAATTGCTCGGTGGTGTTAGTTACCCATAATAATAAAAACTCAGGTCAAAAAGCACTTTCAAGAGCATCAGGGTCTCACGCTTTCGGTGCAGCCGCCAGAATGGCCTATATATTTGGCAACAAGCCAGTACCGGACACAGAGGATCAGCCTGAGGAACCAGAGTTTGCTATGGCTCCCTTAAAGAATAATCTCACAAAAAATCCTGATACCCTTCTTTACGTGATTGAATCAGCAAAGGTCGTTGGAGAAAGTGGAGAAGAGATTGCTACCTCAAAAATATCATGGAGAGGTACACACGAGTCGACCGGTCAGGAGATTGTAGATTATAACCCAATGGCAAAGGTAAACAAAGCTGGAGCACCAAAGACTTCTGCTCTTGATGTTGAAAGAATCATAAAAGAAATATCTAGAGACAAAAATACCATATCACCAGAGGAATTTGCTCGAATAAAAGAAATAGTTTTTGATAAAGGTATAAATGAAAAGACATTTAAAAAGACTTACAAAGAAATGGGATTCAAGTCTTTATCAGAAAACAATAGGTGGTATCTTAAAAGAGATACACTAGATAGTGACTTCGATAATGTATAAAAAATGGAAAACCTCAAAATAGAACTACAAAAATTATCACAAAGCAAGACCCAACATGAAAAACAGCAGACATCTGCCCGTATAATAGAGATTTTATCTACATTTATACCAGAGTATACTGAAATGGAGAGAAATTACTATAAACTGCTCAAAGGGGCTTGTGAAATGGGTATGTCTAAGGTTGAAGCTGAAAATGCGGTTAAAGAACTAGATCAGTATAAAACGTATAAAACGGCTAAGATGCTATATGAA